TGGTCAGCTTTTTCGTCAATCTGACCCATTAAAACGTCAATTTCTGTCATTGTTTATTCCTTGATTTAGCAATATCAATACCCATTCTGGTTGCCTCTAATTCACTAGAACGATCCAGTTTGTCCTTATCGGCAGCTACTTTTACGCCTAACTTATTACCTTCAATCTCTACTTGAGCGGCAATCCGATCCCTCTCAACATTGAGTTGCTCTTGTTTGAGTTGGATATCTGCCTGATCTTTTTGGGCTTTTCTTTGGACGTCTTGCGCTTTGATTTGGAGTTCTTGTTGTTGCATTTGAATAATTGGATCTTGAGCCTGTTGTTGAGCTTGTTGTTGTGCCGCCTGAGCTTGATTCTGCTGGAGAAGCTGGGCAGAGGCTTGAGCCACCAGTCTAGAAATCTGGACTTCATAGTCCTCTGGGATGGTTTCGTCATCATCTTTAAGGTATGGTAATGGCGCTCCTAATTGCTGTTCCATCATCTGGCGATACTTAAAGCCAAAATGCTCGGCTATATGGGCATTTAAAGCAGCACCCATCATCTGTGCCTGTGGGTTTTGTCCAATAATTTGAGCCGTTAATGGATCCTTCATAAAGTTTGTATGGGTAATGATGTGAGATTCATGGTCTTGATATATGAATGCCTTTAGTGGCTTCATAGTTAAGACATCCATATTTTCCGTAACTGGATCTTTGGGCTTTTGGTCGTCTTCCAACGGTATAAGCTTTTGGGCGTTGCGAATTCCCAAGACATCAAGCATCTGGCGGTGTAACTGCGGCAGGTTATAAATCTGCGGCGCCCCTTGAGCCAGCTGGAGAACTGCTTGGTACTGAACAATCTTTTGCGCCATCGTTGCTGCATTAGGGTCACTGACAGGAATGACCGTAACCAAGTCATAGTCCGACTGTTTCGCGCGAGGGCTGCCTTCTTCAGGTTCATAGTCATATTCTTCTGGGGTGTAATCTCGAATAATCTCTTTTAAAAGCTTTAACTCCTGTTTCATCGAGTAATGAATACGGGACTGCACCGCAGACATAACTTTTAGGGTTCTTTCTAGAATTGCTAAAGTCGTCCCCACTGGGGCGTTAGCCGACATATCCGCAATCTTCATATCACCAGCAGAAGCGAATCTGCGCCCTTCTTCGACAATCGTGCCGAGTAAGGAATACAGAACCTGACTGGGTTCCTTGTAAGGAAGCGTCATTAAGTTGTCTTTAATGGCTCCTGAAGGGACGTCTACGTCTCTAAACTCACCTGGCGAGATGGGGGTGTCGTCTCCCTTAACTCGCAGACCTCTGGTTTTGAAACCGCCTGGCAGATTCGATAATGTACCAGCATCGACAAGTTGTCGGATAAGACTAGTGCCAGACTTAGCAAAAGCACCGACAAGGTGGATAAGCCCAAAACAATAAAAGCCAAAGCCTGGAACATATCCATAATGGACGAAATGATTCCTTTTTTGGTGGGTTTCATCTTCGGGTCTCCAATTCCTACGGATAGACAGAATGGTCTGTGTACCCTTTTCAATCGTTATGACATACGGAAGAGCGATTCCTGTTTTTTCTCCGTCTTTTTCGTCTTCGTAGCCTGGAAGGTCTAGGTCTACGTGCATTTCTAATAACTTATAGCGGTCGTCCGAAGTCGCTCTGAAACCCATTTTCTCGGCAATTTTTTTCTCGACTTCGTCTAAGGCTCCACTAGGTTCTTGAAGATCTACGTCCCGATAAAAGCCAGCAAACTGAAGTCGTTTGACTTCGTTTTCAGTCTTTCTCATAACATGAGTCACACGGGGGGATTGCTCTAGACTGGAAGCTCCATAAGGAACAACAATGTCCTCGGCAGGGATAAACATTGACACTTGGCGGTCTAAGGCGGGGTCAAAGTAAACTTTCTTAAAAGCGTTACCTGAGAGTCCTAATCCCCAGATCATTCTTTCGTGTTCAGGACGGTACTCCGTCATAACGTCTGTCAGTTGGTAGTTCATATCATCTTGAACTCGCTGGGCAGCATCTTTCTTTTCTTGCGTCTCTTTACCAACAATTAAAGTCTTAACAGGACCTGCTGCTGGAAAAGTCTCCATAATGGTCTCGGCTTGGAACTTGACGAGTGCTTCGGATAGGAGGGGGTGATAGACACCGCAAGCGCCTTCCCATGGTTCGGAACGTTCTTCAATCTTCATACCCAACAACTCAAGTCCGTCTACATAGGTCTGAATCCAGTCTTTACGGGCTGAAATGTCGTCTTCAAAGTCTCCAAGTAAATCACCAGCAATTTCTGTTAAGTCCCCCTCACTCATGTACTCAGCAAGATTGGCGTCAAAATCTTTGTCTGAAGGTTCGGCAGGTTCAATCTCAATCTCCATGCCGTCAATCCCAATTTTTATAGATTCAGGATCTACAATCTCAATCTCGATATCGGGTTCTGTGGGTATAGAATCAATCCCTACTGGGGCTTGGTATAGACTTTTCTCAATCATAATATTCCTTAGTAATATGCTGCTTTACGCCTAAATAAAATAGGATCGTCTGGTTCGTCTGTATCTAGACGAATAAATCCACCTTTTCTAAAACGAATTAACGCTTGTGTACTGGAGTCCACTAAGTCATCGTGTTCTGAATTAGGAAAAGCTGCCATCTCTTCTATTACTTCTTCCGCCCATCGTTTTGCTGGCGCCCACACTTTACCAGACGCAAACAGATCTGACACCGAATTAATACGAGCTATCTTATCATTCCCCCTAGTGGGAGTAAACTCTTGAACTGGTATTCCACGCTGTCTTAATTCATATATTAGTGGGGAACCTGCTGCTTTTGCCTCCACAACGAAGGCGTCTGGCTCCCATTCCATATAATATTGGTACGCCCGCTCCTTTAGTTCTGGGAATTCCATCCGTTCTTTGAACGCATCTAGCAAAATAACGTTGGGATCGCTTTCATTCTCGTTCATATAAAAGACACCCCAAGTCGTACAGGCTGAATAGTCGCTTCTTTCGTTTTTTGTGAAGGCTGTATCCCATGACTGAATCACAAAATTACATTTTGGCGGTCTTTCTTCCGTCCACAGCTTCCACCATTCCCGTTTTACAATCGCTCCTTCTTCCGAAGTCGGTTGTTGTTGGTACTGGGCGTTCCATTTTGACAGCGGAAGCTCTAGTCTTAAGGCTTCTAGCTCTTCTAAGCTCCAAAATTCTGGCCATAATGGGTTTCCAGAGGGGAGAATTGCAGGAAAGTCGATGATTTCCCACTCTTCCCCGTCTTTATCGATCCAGCTTTTGACAATTCTTCCCGTTAAATCCCGTTTTGCCCAGCGTGTCATCACCACAACGATGCTTCCGCCAGGTTGCAGACGCTGACGAGGACCTGACGAGTACCACTCAAAGACTTTATCGTAGATTTCTGGGTTCGTAGAGGCTATTGCCGCCTCTTGTTCGGAGTGTGGATCGTCAATAATCAGTAAATCCGCACCCTTACCAGTTACCGTACCCCCTACACCGATAGCAAAATACTCTCCTCCATGATTAGTACTCCAGCGACCCGCTGCTTTGGAGTCTTGCTTGAGTCCTACGTTGGGAAAGACTGTAGAGTAAACCTCTGAACCCACTAAGTTCCTGACCTTTCGACCAAAACCGACCGCTAATTCCGCTGTATTAGAACATTGGATGATCTTTTTATCAGGGTACTTTCCTAAAAACCAGGCAGGAAGAAGAAAGGAGGCAAACTCAGACTTAGTATGACGAGGAGGCATATTAATAATAAGGCGTCTAGTTTTTCCATTTACGATCTCCTCAAATTTCTTAGCCATGACCTTGTGATGTCTGCCATTTATAAAGCTGGGCCACATCTGTTTAACAAATGGTAGAAAGTTCTTCTCCGCCTTTTCTCTCATAAGAGAATCTCGGTACTCCAAGGCTGTCTTTAGGAGTATCTCCTGCTCTTCTGGGGGAGCTTGCGCTATGAGCTTTTCTAACTTATTCAAGTAAGTCACTTAGGTTCCTAAACTTAATGCCTGAAGGTCTTAACGTCCGCCGTTTATTTGCAATCTTCTTACAGGCACCGATCTTGACTAACTCGTTAATCAGGCGGGAGACATTACTCCTACTCTTATCTTTAGAGACCATCATGATCTCATCTATAGAAGGACTATATCCGTACTTCTTCCACCACATCTCTATGACAAGATAGATGTCCTGTTGGCGGGGCGTCATTTCTTAGCTCTTTCTATAACCCTGTTTGCCAGGCACTTAGACTCTTCTTCCCATATCGCCCGCTTAATCGAACTCATAACACGGAGCAGGGCTTCTTTATCATTCTTAAGAAGATACTTAAG